GTTTGGTTTCAGTTTGGTTTCAGTTTGGTTTCAGTTTGCTTTCAAACCAAAAGCAAATAAAAAGCTATTTGGTTTCAGTTTGCTTTTTTATTTTCAAGCCGTCAAGCGCGTCGAGAATTCGCCGCAAGCCTTCTGTGACGATTTCCAGCGGGTCGGACACGCCTACGTTATGGAGCAATCCAGCCCGGACGGCCTCTGCCACGTCTTCGCCGAAAGACTCCTCCAGTTTCATCCCGTTCTTCAACAGCACGGCGAGCTTGTCAAGGGACAGGCCGCTCTTGCCGCTCAAATAGAGGCTCACGACGCTATCCGAGCAGTCCAGGAGCTGCGCCAGTTGCTTGTTGTTCAGGTTCATGCGCGACTTGTAGGCCGTCAGACCTTCGACTAGGTTCATAAAATACCGCCTGTTCCGTGGTTTTTCGGGACAATTTAGCAATATCAAAATTTTTTTGAACTTTTTTTAAAAAAAGTATTGACAAATTTAGAAATACAAAGTATATTTTGAGTATTGAAATAAGAATTTGAGCAACACTCAAACAAAAGGAAGAAAAATGGCTGAATATAAACAGGTTAGCGTAACGCCGCAGACCGCCGCCAAAATCGACGAGCTGAAAACGCGCTACGCTGAAAAGGGAACTCCGATGCAGGCGCCAACGATTGTAGGCCTCGCAATCAACAAACTCTCCAAGGACTTGAAGTAAACCTATGGCCGATTCTATCTGGTGGACAAAGATGCTTCACAAGGAAGATTTCTGCGAGCATTTCTGCGAAATGTCCGACAATGAAATTGTCGACGACATCCGCAAGTCCATCGCGTCCTTCATGAAGCAGCGCGAAGAAGGCGATGATTTCGGCGCAAAGATGGTACACAAGGCGAAGCTCCGCATTGATGCCGTCCATGACGTAAGGTCGGACGCAGGAAAGCAGGGCGGACGCCCGCGCAAGGAAGAACCGGGTGCGGTGGCTATTGACTCCAGTAAGGGTAAGAAATCTGCACAGGCCGGCAGCCATAAGGCCGGCAACGCCATCGCACCCATTCCAGACGCGCAGGCGGAAGACCCCGTCGTGATGAACCTCGCATACTCCGGCGAGTTCGGCAACGTGAGGCTAACCCAGCAGGAATATTCCGAACTAGGCATCCGTTTCGGCAACAAGCGCGCCCTCGACCGCGCCATAGATTCTCTGTCATGCCAGATAGAGAACGGCGAAAAGGCTCCGAAAAGCCACTACGCCGAACTCGTCAAATGGGCCACGTACCGCGACGACATGGACGAGAAGAAGGAGCTGGAAGACTCCAAGCCCAAGATGACGAACATGGAGAAGTCGTGGATTTCCGCGATGAAGAAAGTGGGGATTATGCAATGATCGACGAACGCACAGTAAAGGCAATCGCGGCAGAACTTTCAATCGCGTACATGGCCGCGCACAGGACCGTCCCGGAATCATCGCTCCAGGTAATCGCAGCGTCTATTGCGGACGCCGTACCGGCAATTACCGCAGAAAACGCCCACTCGGTATTCAGGCGCGCCATGCAGGTAGAGGCTATCCCTACCGTCCCCACGCTGACGGACGCGGCAAAGAACCACATGGCCGAGAACTACACGCAGACAGGCGCCCCCGCGCTGGAGTACAAGGATCCTCGCGCCGCATGGCTCCCGGCAGACTACAAGAGGCGATGCCTTAACATGATGACAGCCATCCGCAACCTGTCATCCGCGATTTCCGACGCCGAGTATTCCGAATACTGCAAGGCACACGTGCGCCACAAGGTCGGAGACCGCTACGAGTACGTAAACGTGCAGAAGGCGCTCGAATTTGACCGACCCAAGAAGGCCATGCTCCAGGAACTTTACTGCAAGTATTGGCGCAACCTTCCGATGGCGCAGGGATTCCCCGCTAACGCCATGCTGAACCACGGACTTACACCGCCGACAGTTCCCGAATTCCGCGAAATGCTCCGAATGGAAGCCGAACGCGCCGCAGCAGAATTTTAACAAGCAAGGAGAAAACCATGAACGATAAAATCGAGTTCAACGAGTACAAGGACCCCGCGTACTGGCTCAAGCGCCGCGCACGCCGTGCATTCATCGAGGCAGTCGCACCTGCCGCAATCGTCGTCGGGACGCTCGTGGCATTCCTCATCCTCGGCTACATCGAGGTGAGCCTGTGAGTCGACCGCATCCCGATTACTGCGAGTACGCCACGTGCACCGTATGCGGGCTGCACAAGTACTGCAGGCAGGTCAACCGCTACTTCATCTGCTACAGCTGCGAGCATGGCAACTTCGCGGGGCTGCGCAAGGTGAACAGGGAACTTGTCAACAACTGACACAACTTATCAACAATCAACGGAGAAACAAAAATGGAACAACAGAACAACGCGGTGGCAACCGTCACCGAACAGAGCCAAATCACGGCGAAACTCCTCAACGACTACTTCGCCACCCTCACCGACAAGCTCACGGACGTACAGCGCAACCAGTTCGCGGCAGTCGCGCAGGCTTTCGGCCTCAACCCCTTCAAGCGCGAAATCTACGCCACCACCTACCGCAACAAGGACGGACAGACGGTCATGAGCATCGTCACCGGCTACGAGGTGTACCTCAAGCGCGCCGAGATGAACCCGAATTACGACGGATTCGAGACAGAATTCGACGTAGTGGACAAGCAGATGAACTGCACCTGCAAGGTGTACCGCAAGGACCGCCGCATGCCCATCACGTCAACCGTGTGGATGGACGAATACTCCACAGGCCGTTCGCTCTGGGCGACAAAGCCCCGCATGATGCTGGAGAAGGTCGCTATCGCCACGGCGTTCCGCCGCGCCTTCCCCACCGACTTCGGAGGCATGCCGTACACGAACGACGAACTCCCCGAACACATGACCGGAGCCGACAAGCTGGAACAGCAGGGCTACACCGAAGTGCAGCAGGCGGCGCCCGTGGCGAAGGTAGAACAGCCGAAGGCCGCGAAGACCCAAGACGAGAAGGACGCCAACTGGCTCGCCATGTGCGACGAGCTGCGCAACCGCAACCCGGAAATCTTCGACCGATACATGATGCAGCATAATATTCCGGAACTTGCAGAAATCCACAACAGCAAGGAAAGACAGAAACTCTACACCGACATCAAGGCGACCATCGATTTTTCCGAAAAGGAGGCAGACAATGGCTAAGATTCCCTCCTTCGGAAAACCGCACAACATCAGAGTAAACGACGCGGCGTATTTCCTCGTGCAAAAAAAAATAATCGAAGCGCGTGAGAAGGGCTCCGTCCTCTCCCCCATCGAAATCGTATCTAACCTCATTCTCAACACTCAAAGGATTTAACCATGGCTACAAAAGAAGTGATGATCGTGACCCCCGAAGACATGAAGAACCTCGTCCCGTCCGATAAGGCGATGGACGCCTACAGGTTCGCACTCGCCAACGCCGGGATCGAGATGGACGAGGAAGCCGCCGCAGACTTCGTCGTGCGCCGCAACCTCAAGACCGAAGGCTTTCGCGAACTCGCCGAGGTCGGCAAGTGGATGGAAAAGACCGCCGCCAGCATCAAGGAGGCGCTCAAGCACACCTACAACGTCGGCACCGAGGAAGACCTCCCCTCCAACGTCAAGTGGTCAAAGCAGTCCTACACCTACGCCTTCGTGCAGGACGCAGGCGCCGCCGTCGCGAACGCCCTGGTGGCAAAGCGCCTCGTCTCCAAGGACCAGCTCCTCGCCCTGGTGACCGTGACCGCGATGGCCAAGGCCTCCGGCATCACCACCGAGAAGCTCGTGGACATGTTCCCCGACACAATCGAGCAGAAACCCAAGGAAAGGACGCTCTCCGTCAAATGACGCGACCTCTCAAATTCCCCGCCTCGTCGATAGTGGGCCGCGCGTGCGGTCGCGGCTCACACGCCTACCGTCAGGTCTATGCGCTGGAGCAGTGGGCGGCGCGGCATGGCTACAAAGGGCATAGAAAGCATACGGTGCCTACGAAAAAGGACAAAATCAAGCAGCAGAAAATCAAATTCTAGGAGCTAACAATATGGAACGCGACATCAAGTTCGGGCGACACGAAAAGACCCACCACAAGAAAAGCGACGAGAGAAAAATTTACGAGCGTATGGAAAAGAATGCAGAAAAACTTTTTGATTTCGTTCAAGCGCAAAAAGACTGCATGAAAATGGACAAACAAAGTTTTGTAGTTGGCTTTATGAACGCTTGGTCGTTTTTGTCGCCTTTGTCCGTTGGCGAGGTCGAAAAAGAACTGCAAAATGTTTTGGACAACGCTTGGGTACTCTAACACCTAACAAGGAGCTAACAATGGCAAGCGTAAACAAGGTAATCATCGTCGGCAACATCGGCAAGGAACCGGCCGTGCGTGCGTTCAACAATGGCGGCAAGGTGGTCCAGTTCAGCGTGGCGACTTCCAAGAAGTACCGCGACGCTAACGGCGAGATGAAGGAAGATACCGCCTGGCACAACATCCGCATCGCTGGCAAGAGCGCGGAATCGTTCGAGAAGTGCGACGTGAAGAAGGGTACGCCCATCTATTTGGAAGGTGAACTCAATTACAGGACCTGGAACGACAACGCGGGAATCCGCCACGACATGACCGAGATCGTCTGCTTCACGTTCCAGCTTCTCGGCAGCCGCCAGCATGATGTCAACAGCAACGCCGCCACATCCTACCCGCCGCAGCAGGAGCAGGCGAGCGCACCGAGCGACGAAGACCTGGACGGGCTCCCCTTCTAGCCGTGTCTCCGGCAGGGGTGAGCCGCAGCCCTTGAGAGAAAAGTGCGGCAACACGGCATATAGCACAATGGCTAGTGCAGCGGACTCATAACCCGCCGATGAAGGTTCGAACCCTTATGTGCCGATAGCCGCCGAGTGGCGGCGAACGAAGCCCCAGCGCACGGATTCAGCGGTGGACTCCTTCTTTACCGAAGGGGCATTTTGACAACGAGATTCGTCTCTTATTCGCACGGATTCCAAAGGTCTTGATGGCTCGCAGATAAAGAAGGCGTGAAACCACGCCCCTTCGGGGACGTGATCGTTCGTAACTATACGAAACTCAAATTCCAAAGAACGCCCTAGATGGCGTCCGGCAGCTTCCGAGGATTGCAGGCGGTCAAGTACCTCGATAAAACAACCTGCGTAAGTTTACGGCAGACGGGGACACCCGCGAGGACTCCCAGGCGATACCGGACGGGTCGGCGATTACCAGAAACGAGACCCGGGCTAATGACGCTCTCGAACCGTCTGCCACCTTTTCGGCAGATGCCCCTACCCGCGAGGATGGGGAGTTCAAATCCGGCGTCGTCTACGCGTCAACCTTGAATCCGCTACATCTGCCACCATTTTAAACCGGAGAACAGAAAACATGGCTAACTGGGAATCCCTCATAGGCGAACGCATGAGACCCGCCGCAACGGTACACAGGATTGAAGACCCCGTGCAGCGGAACAGGGTGGAAAACGGCAAGAGACGGAGTAAGCGGTTTCGCGATAACCACCCCGACTACGATGCCGAATACTACGCCTCCCACAAGGAAAAGATGCGTGCCAACGCCGACAAGTGGAAAAGGGAACACCCGGAAGCCATGAGGGAATACGCAAGGCAATACAGGGCAAGACACAAGGACGACCCTGCATACAAGGCGAAGAAAAAGATTTACAACGATACATACCGCGGCAAGCTGAAGAAGGCCGCATGAACTTAAAAGCCCGATGGGTGCATCATGTTTGACACATGTGTACGACACAACCCCTAATTTACCAGCACCCGGAGGGCGAACCATTGCGGCCCGTGAACCAACGATCGGGACGCACCCCGCGGGAGAAGTTTCATCATTTCACTTATTACTTCTTCTAAAATCGTGAATTACACAGCTTCTTTCGCGGGGACAGAATTTGAAAATTGCGCTACCATGACCAAACGATTGGAGCGCATGGCGCGGCGAGGCGGCTCGTAGAAGACTCCATTTTTTCGCTTACCGCCCACGCCACTAGGCGGCATAAAAATAGCTGGATAAGCTGATGCCAACAAAGACGGGTAAAACGTCGCGCCTCCACCCGCAGGCCATAACTGCGGGAACGGATTTGAAATGACGAGGAATGACGATGAACGAAAACGGAATAACGGTACTTTCACTTTTTGATGGAATGTCGTGCGGCAGAATCGCACTCAAGGAACTTGGGATAAAGGTGGACAAATACTACGCCTCCGAAATTGACAAGCACGCAATCAAGCAGACGATGCTGAACTTTCCCGACACCATCCAGCTCGGCAGCGTGACCGATGTGGACGCACGTAAACTCGGACACGTCGACCTGCTCATCGGCGGAAGCCCATGCACGAACTTTTCCTTCGCGGGTCGGCGCAACGGAATGAACACCACCACGAACGAGGAAATCTACACGCTAGACCGCTACCTCGAACTGAAAAAGCAGGGTTTCGAGTTTGACGGAGAATCCTTCCTCTTCTGGGAATATATGAGGATTTTGGGAGAGGTGCGCGAAACTAACCCCAATGTGTTTTTTTTCCTCGAAAACGTGGAGATGGGCGAAAAGTGTGAGTCCGTGCTGACGAAGGCCATAGGCATACCCGGAGTGCATATCAACTCCGCTTTGGTGAGTGCGCAGAACCGCCGCAGAATCTACTGGACTAACATCAAGACCAAGACGGAGGGATTCTTCAATTGGGTTGTGCCGGACATCCCGCAGCCGGAAGACAGGGGCATTATGCTTGCGGACATTTTGGAAGACGAGGTTGACGGCAAATACTACCTCAAGGACGAGACGGTGGATAAGCTGCTTGCAAACGGGGTGAAAGGTGCGAAAAAGGACGCTGTGTGAGCCTACTTGTAGGCGAGGAGTGTTCATACCCCCCCCACACAAAACAAGGCTAGTTGTTTGATTAAAGGATACTACAAAGGCTATGGCAGCAACACCCACGAAAGACAATACGTTATGGAATACGAAGAAGTTGGCTGTAATATACCCGGCCGTGTATCGTAAACAAATTGTTACCCCCCCCCACAAGACGAACTGCATAACTGCGACGATTGACAAAGGATATGACGGATATGGCTCAAGACCCTGCATTTTGGAATATGAAGAGATTGCAACCGATAATGAAGGGCTATGAGAAAGGGATAACCCCCCCCCATCAAACGGAAAGGCCCCTGCCCTCACTACCGAATACGCTCACAGAACTAACACCTACGGACTTATACACGTTTTGATTTATGAGGAACTTTGAACAGATAGGCTTTACGGCAACGCACGGATGCGAGAACGCGAACAACGGGCCGTTCTTCTTTTGGAAATCCGGCGGCTGCGACAATGCTCTCACTATCAACTCTTGGTGGCATCAGAACTTTATCATGGAATACGAAATAATCCCCATTTTACGCATCTCCGAAGCTACAAAGACTGGCTACGTGGAAATACACCCCGGAGAATGCTTCGACGCTGAAAACATGAACTCCGAAACAAGACGAGGAAGAAAGATGGCTGAAAAAACAAACTGCCTCATGGCACAGAACGACACGAACTTCATGCGGTACGAAGGGCCGCGCATCATCGACCTTTTCGGCAAGAAGGTGAAGGTGCTTGGAATCCGAAGACTCACTCCAACAGAGTGCGCTAGGTTACAGACGATTCCGACCTGGTACAAATGGGAGTGCCGCTACACGCAGGCATATCGGATGCTGGGCAACGGCTGGACGGTCGAGGTGATCAAGCACATCTTCTCTTTCCTGCCGGAGGCGTGGAGAAAGCATGAATGACAAGCTGACGACGGCGTGGGCGTATGTCGTGGCGGCGCTAATCTACGGCATCTTCGTCGCCACCGCCTTCGCCTACTTCGGCGAAATCGTGCTGTGGATTCAGGAGGTCGTCAATGGCTAACAGGCATAAGGCAGCGAGACTCAAGAACCCCGAAGTCCAGAAGCTGATGGATGCCGGAATGAGTGAACGGTCTGCCTACCGCCACGTATCGGCAACGAAGCCAAAGAAAAAAGAACCGGATTTCAACTACGAACTGGAAACACCTAAAGGAGAATGGGTATAATGAAATGCGACGAACTGAAAGTGTATGTTCCGCAAGACGGGCCTTACGGATTATGTCCAGAAGAAGGCGGAGAACTCGTAGAAGAAGAAACTTGCTATCTCAAGTCCGAAGTGGATGCCGCCATCGCCGAACTTAATGCCGCGCACCACAAGGAGCGCGACGAGTACATAAGCATGGTGTACAGTCGCGAGCAGACTATCAAGGAACTCAAGAAGAAACTTGAGGACGCGCAGGCGAGTGCCTACGCAGAGAGCGTGGACGCGGGGATGCAGGACCGCAGGCTGAAACGTGCGTTGTGGCTTGCGAGGGCTGAAAGGGCTAGGACCGACAGCATCTATTGGCTAAACCTTATGTATGATGAAAAATGGAGTTCTGTAAAATTTACTGTAAGAAGAAAATATGGAGCGAACGTCAAACCAAGACAAACTACACGAACTCCAGAAAAGTGGTTTAATGTATGGGATGTCGTAGAGCTCTATTGCAAACATAAATACAAGGAGTACAAATGAGTATCAATATGAATGGATTTGACGAAAAAAAAGTGGCACAAGCGTTGACTCAAGATTGCCGAGCAGTTAAAGGAGGCGAAGTGATGGTTGATGTAATTATTGACGGAGAGGTCGCCTATTGCTTGCCTAATTGCACTTGCTGCACAGCTTGCCACAAACTAATCACAGAGGTCGAGGAATGCCCTTTCCCTGAACCATACGGCCTGTGGTCGGACAAGTACAAGTGCACCCCAGACTGCAATTACTACCACGAAATCTGGGACGAAAAAGAATTGAAAGAAGAATTAGCAAAAGACGAAGATAAACTTTTGTTTGACGATGAGGTGAAATGATGCCTTGCACAAACTGTCCCATAAAGGGAACTGCGTATTGCCACAAGGTAAACCCGATAGCAAAGAAATACACCCGCGCGGAAAAGAACGCTTTGCGTGATGCAATAGATAAAAGACAAATTGCTTTCAAGAAGGCGAAGTGATGTGCAAATTTTGTGAACCAGAAAAATACAAATCTTTACCTATAACAAGCAATATTTTGAAATTCAATCCAAGTAATTCCAAAATGAAAATGCAAGGTAATAAAATTATTATGGAATTCGAATTGAACGGACTAGAATACGAAGCCATAATGACTGTAAAACATTGCCCGCAATGTGGGCGTAAACTTACGGAGGACAAATGATTAACAGAGCGAAATTGCGTGGAGAGAAACTTGACGAAGATTGCAAAATAGCAAACACTACCACCGAGGCGGACCTTTGCGTGTGTTACGGATTGATTGACAATGCCGATAATCTTTTGCCGAAGTGCAAGAAGTGCAAGGCACTTGTATGGAACGCAGAAGAACTGATCGTGAAACGAATGAATGAGGCTAAATAATGGCGATTGAATTACACCACCTCAACACGCACGGGATGATGGAGCAGGCAGGCAATGTGCTCGATGGAGTCGTGCGCCTGAAAGCACGCATCGCAGAGCTGGAAAAGGAAAACCAAACTCTTGCGGAAGATGTCTCCGACAAAATTGAAAGCATAACCGAGTTGATGGAACTTGTTGAAAAGTACAAGTCCGAAAAAGCCGAGCTGGAAGAAGAACGCCGCTGGCGAAAGTGCAGCGAGGAATTGCCGGAGGAAGGCGTTGAAGTTCTCGTGACGAACGGCATAGATTGCGGAATAAGTGAATGGTGCGGAGATTATTGGAACAACGACCCATTTTGCGGCTCCACCGTATGCGACAATGTTATAGCGTGGATGCCGATGCCGTCGGCTCCGAAGGAGGAAGAATGAAAACGCTCACGCTGTCGCTGAAAAAGCAGTGGTTCGATATGATTAAGTCGGGTATCAAGAAGGAAGAGTATAGGGAAATGAAGGAATGTTGGTACAAGCGATTGTGCCGAGAACAGAACCCGAACCAACCTTGGCTCAATCCGATGGGAGGCATCAATTTTAAAATTCGCAAGGACTTTGATACCCTTGTGTTTACTTTGGGTTATCCGAAAAAGACCGACACCGAGCGCAGGATTGTGTTCAAGAATCCTAAAATCCGCTTCGGCACGGGTCGCCCTGAATGGGGCGCGGAATACGGCAAACAATACTTCATCATCACTTGGGAGGCCTAAGATGACACAGGAAGAACTCGACAAGATCGTTGAACAGCACCAGCACTGGCTCAAAGAGGACTGCGAAGGCTGGGAAGATATGAAAGCCAATCTCGCGGGCGCCAATCTCACGGGCGCCAATCTCGCGGACGCCAATCTCACGGACGCCAATCTCGCGGACGCCAATCTCACGGGCGCCAATCTCGCGGACGCCAATCTCACGGGCGCCAATCTCGCGGACGCCAATCTCGCGGACGCCAATCTCGCGGACGCCAATCTCACGGACGCCAATCTCGCGGACGCCAATCTCGCGGACGCCAATCTCACGGGCGCCTATCTCACGGGCGCCAATCTCGCGGACGCCAATCTCACGGGCGCCAATCTCGCGGACGCCGACAAATTTCGTCTCGGCAAGGTGCTGGACGAACCTTTGACTGGCTACAAGAAAACAAAGGAAGGCGTGGTCATTACGGCAGAGATTCCGGCTGGTGCAATCGTGTTCTGCATCAACGGCAGCAAGTGCCGTACCAACCGCGCCAAGATTACTGACATGGACGCTCACAAAGTCCTGCACTCTCAGTATGATAGCAGCTTCGAGTACCGTCTCGGGCAGGAAATCAACATCAAGGACTTCAACCTTATGTACAACGTGGAGTGTGCCAGCGGTTTCCACTTCTTCAAGACGAGGAAGGAAGCCGAGGAGTACAACTAGGAGGCCGACAAATGAGCGAACTGAAAAGGCGCCACATCAATGAAGTTATGGATATGTTCTGTCTCACAAAAGGGGACATGAACTTGGCCTACGTGTACTATGCAGACGATGCCGACAAGGTTATTGCGCAACTGAAAGCGGACTACAAGGAAGCCTGCGACCGCTTGCAGACTGCAAACCTCATCAAGGACGAGCAACTTGCAGCAACTCGTCACTCCAAGCACAAGCGGTGTCTTAACAAGGCCGAATGGTGCGAAGAACGATGTGCAAGATACGATTTATTGCAGGAACATTCTGGTTTCAGTTGGCGTAGGGAAATTGACTTTTACTTCAGATGGTACCAGCGTTGGCTGGAACTTGCAGAGAAATTCAAGGACAAGGAGACGAAGTGATGTGCGAGTATTGCGACCACGAAACCAACGAAGAAGCCAAGCGATTCCCATTATTCGATGCTGATCCTAAAGGAAAAGAAGCCTTTATTGACGAGGACAACTACTTATCCGTATATACCACTAATGGAGAGTGGGTAGGTGTCGGAATAAGATATTGCCCGATGTGCGGTGAAAAACTAAAAGGAGAAGTCGATGTGTAAATATTGCCGATTCGGAGTTAGAGGAAAATTCAAAGGTAGAACGCCGGACTTCCTAATCCTTCAGGACCGTTTCGCCGTCAAAATCGAGAAGGACGAACCCTATGTAGGTGACTACGGGCTGACCGTCAGCGACAACGAAGACGAATGTGAATTTACCGTAGCAATCAACTATTGCCCTATGTGCGGGCGTAAACTCTCGGAGGAAAAGTGATGGCTGACGAACTGAACACCGTATTGCGAAACAAGCGGCTTTTCAAAATATGCGAGGCCGTTGCGCTCGGCCTCACCCACTACTACATGGGGCCGAGAGACAAGCGCGAAGTGACGGCATCCGAGCGCACGGAAGCTCTCGCTACAATACCCGACCTGCCCGAAGGCTGGATGAAACAGAAACACGAATGGGACGCCTGCGTGGCGCCAATCGATGATCTACGGAGGGCGTGCTGATGGAAAAGGTTTTCCCCACGATACTTATGGCTCTAGACTTCATCGCCGCCGTACCGTACATGTGCAATGGCGACGTGAAGATGACCGTGTACTGGATAGCCGCGGGCGTGCTGACGCTTGCAGTAACTTGGCTGTAGAGGTTACAAATGAATCTAGGACTGCCTTATAAAGGAAGCAAGAATACGATAGCGGAGGACATCGTTAAATGTATACCGCGCGGTGGCAAGATTTTGGACGCCTGCTGTGGCGGTGGCGCCTTCTTGATGGCGGCGGCCATGAGCATGAGGTGGGACAAGGTCGTGGGAAACGACTTGAACCCAGCCACGATTGCGCTTCTTGACGCGGTTCTCATTCACAAGGGGCAGATAGAATACGAACACCCGCCCATCTGCACAAGGCAGGATTTTTTCAACAGCCTGCAACGCATCGAGAACGGCGACTTCACTATTCAGGACTACGTGAACAAATACTGCGCATCGTTCGGAAATGATGGCAAGACGTACCTTTACGGAGCGGACATCGAGGAATGCAAGACGACCGCCGAGAGGATGCTTTCGTCTAGCAAATTGGAAGATAGGCGCCACTTTTACAGAAAGTTCATGGGGTTTCTTTTGGGCGATTCTTCGGATGAACGACTGCAACGCCTTGAGAACTTACAGCAATTAAATCAATTAGAAAGATTACAACGCCTTGAACGCCTTGAACGCCTTGAACGCCTTGAACGCCTTGATATTTTTGATATTGATTATTCAGAATTCGATGTTGTTTATTTTGACATTCCGTACAAAGGCACGAATAAATACGATTTTGATTTTAATTATGACCGATTTTACGATTTCTTTGCCTCGCTCGACAAACCTGCATTCTTGAGCGAATACGACGCGCCGTTTGATGCGGTTGCCACTTTTGACAAGGCGCAGAACATGGCGGCATCCGTAGGCTCTACGGGCAAGAAGGAATCACTAGAAAAACTCTACTTCAACGGTACGATTGACGAATACAAACGGCTTATGGGAGCGGAATACAGACCGATGGGCGAGAAACAGCTTGACCTTTTTGCCGACTCCGCGTGACCGAATTTACAAGACGCTATCCGTTGCGAAACGTGTCTAAAAAATGCCGTTTTTTAGACATTGGTCACTTCCTGGTCACGCGGAATCATTTTCGCAATCTCACGAAAAAGGCCGTGGACGCAATCCCCGACCTTTAGTTATTAAGTATCCAAATTCTATGAATCACTCTGCCGTCCACTCGAAATCGAACAGCTTTGAGTTGAGACTCGTCAGAGCGTCGTCATCCTCGTAGGCGCATCCGCCGAACCAACGAACCGAGCGGTACACCAGAGCCGCCTTCCACGAAGGCATCCCCGCCCACTTGAGAGCCTCGCGGAGCAACTCGTCGCCAAGCTCGCGCGATAGCGGGTGGTGGCCGTTGAGGGCAGAGCATGGCGTGTATATCGCGTCATGCACGAGGTAGCAGAGAGCCTTCTTCTCGTCGCCCACCTGGTCCACGAACCTATCCACGAGCGCACCGCCGCTGCGGAAGTTCGTCACGAACCCGCGCTTGAAGTAGAATTCGAAGCAACCCTCGTCCGTCTTGACAGACACGCGGGTATCGCGAGCGATGCGGTAGAGACGGTTGCCCATCGGCGTGACAGCGAGGTCTACATCGCTGAAAATTTTGTCTCCAGAGTCTCTTTCATTGATTGTTATGTCTAGAACCTTCATCGGCCCGTCCTTTCCTCAAGCTGCGCACCGAACACGGAAAGCCGCGTGTCAATGCGGTACAGCACGTCCTTGATGGACTTCAGGTCGTTGCGAAGGTCGTCCTTGTCCTTCTCGACAACTTGCAACCTATACTCAAGCATGGCGCGTTCGGTCTTGGCGTCGGCGTAGACACCCGCACACGTGCCGATGGCTACTATGTACGGGGCAATCATTCCGACTAGCTTCAATATGTCTTTGATCGTGAGTTTCATTGCTTTGTCCGTTAGGTAGCCGTACCGCCCCAAGATGCGGGAATCTGTGCAAGCGCGGCCTTTAAAGGCCGCCGCCAAGCGGAAAAAGGTTAAAGGTTTAAGAGCGCCACCGAACACGCCCGATAAAGGTTGCCCAAGTTGTAGTTGTAGAAGGTGCCGGTGGGGTGTATGGACCACGCGTTATTGTTGTTATAGCGCGCAGGGACCCAAAGCGACTGTTCCAGGTTGCGGGCGGTACTCCCTATCTTGACCATGGCGGAGTTCACGGGGTCGGATCCGTCAACCTTCATCTGGCTGAATATCCCGAAGGCCTCCTCTATGCCGGGCATGTACCAATCGAGACCGGCGCCTCCGTCGGATACGCTCGCGGACAAGTTGAAAGCCTTGAACACCGTCTTCTCGCTGCCGCTGATGACGGACGTGAACGTGACCGTCTTCGCCTTGTCCTGGATTTCCTTCGCATTGCCGTAGTACACAGGCAACGCGTCCGATGAATACGCGCCTGCGGGAACCTTGAGCATCACGCTGTCTAGGTACTTGTCCCACGTGCCGTAGTAAGCCTTTACCGTCGGGAAGCTGTTGTTGTTCCACGCCTTCTCCGAGATAATTCCGCCACTCGAAATGGAGTCTGTCGGTGAACCCGCGGAATCGCGGTTTGTGGAGGCCTTGTAGTAGTTGTAGAGCTGGTCCTTGTTCCATCCTGCACGCAAGTCGTGCGAGCCGTTGACACGTGCGTTCGTAGTATTGTCGGACGTAAGTCCGAGCAGGTCAAACGTTGCGAGAGTTGCCGTAGCGCCGCTCTTGATGGGGCTCTGTCTGTGCGAGTAGTAGACTCCGCTTGACGAGTTGCCTTCCAGGAGCATGAACACGGCGTCGTTGCCTGACGCGTCCTTCATCACGCATGCGGACCAGTTAGTCTGCACGGCTCCGGTCGGGTTCTGGTTGGTCGTGAGGAACGAGTTCATGGCGGTAGCCATGGCGCTGACGCTCGCCACGTTCTCTGCGGTAGGCGTGAATCCGGTCACTTCCACGTATTCGGTCGTATCGTTTGCGGTGTAAGCCTTGAAGACGATTGCCGTTCCTGCCGCGTAGCCCGTAACCTTGAAGGCCCAAGCGTTGATGTACTTCGTATCGGTCTCCGTATTGTGCAATATCAAGGCTTTCTGTCCCTTCCTCATGCCTACAACGCCGACGGAAGTCCACCCGCGACCGCCGCTTGCTATCGCCGTGGTGAGGTCGGTGTTGTTGACCGTGCCGGTCGTGTCGATGAAGTGGAGGTTGCCGCTGCCGTCAACGTACACGGCGTCGCCTACCTTGACAGCCTTCTTTGGGATTTCCACGTTCACGCCGTCGTAGTGAAGTGCCTTCGAGTCGTCTTCCATGCTGACGGTGGAACCGCCGAGATCGGCGCGTGCAGAAGCGTCTGCTGCGTAGTCGGCAGCGTCTTTGTAAAGGTTGATGTAGGATGTTTCGGGCATGGTTACTTTTCCTCCATGATGTTGTCTTCAATTGCCTTTTTGGTTTCTGTTACTTCCGTCTTGTCTTCTACCTGCAAGTCGAGATTATCGACAGATACGGACTTCGTGAACGAAGCCGCCGGAGCTGCTGCTGTGCGGAGGTTGTTGTTTGTAAGTACGGCTTCGATTGCAGCGACTCTTGCTTCAAGGTCGGAACCGCCGACCAACAGCGTCTGCGTGTCGATAGAGTCGGCAATGACGGAGCCGATGTTGTTGTCAGCGACGACGCTTTCAATAGCCGCGAGACGTGCGTTGAGGTCGTTCAGCGCGGCCGCGATTACTTTCAGCTTTTCCTCGACGGAGGAGCATGCGCCAAAGGCTTTGAAGATTCCGTCGGAAGTTACGGGGTTAAAGGAGTCTTTTGTAGGGACTTGGTCATATTCAATTTCACCCATCATAATGGGCTTGAAATTGCTATCCTTGATTGTCTTTCTGTACATTTGCAATTCCTTTTGGTTTAAACCTTTTCTCTATACTACCCGCAACATCGGACAAGTGTACCAGTTCGCCAACCTTGTAGCCTAGTGCATTACATTGATAAACTACACATGAGGGCTAGAGTGTAGGGGGCTTGGGTGCAGGCAATTACGCGTGCATATCGTTCGGGAGCAAACTCACATAACCCCACCATGTCGTTCCGGAGTTGGCGCATTTGTAGCACAAGTCCACGTCGAGGACGAAACTCTTTAACCCGTCAGAATATCCGGAAAGAAGGAACTTACCGCGATACATTCCGACCGGAACGCCGCCTGCCGAGAATCTCGGTATGGTAATGTCACCGATTCTTTTGCTTTGGCCAATGCCAGGGAATGTTCCATTATTGCCGAACACACCTAAATCCGGAGAAGATGATCCTACGCGATATTCCGTTTTGGTACAATATTCATAATTTCCGGTATTAGCTAGCCAGCCATTCCATTGTTGATTAGTGCCTGTAGAGAAAGGAATGTTGATGCCTAGCGTGTAGTCGCTGGATGTAGCCTCTATAGATATTGTAAACCGCAATCTATAGCCTGGACCCCAGCTAAACTCGCCTAATTCGATGGCAGTCCCTTGTGTCGCTTCAGACCCAGCTACGTATTTTGTCAATTTGAAAAGTTGTCTGTACGCCAAATTCCAGTCGAACTTATCCCCGGCAGTCACCAACGAAACATCCGGACTACCTTCTGTTGCAGCCTTGTTTTCGTATGTTGTATCCGTCAACGAAATAGTGACGTTGCCTGACTGGTTCGCAGTGAAAGTCCCCTTGCTTGTTCCGTTCTGCGTGATTGTAAGAGTGCCATTATTTGCTGCCGAAGGAATGCTCGGCTTGTTGCTCAAGTCGTTGTACGACCCGCTGGTAGCAACAGTTGCAAACGAATCGTTTACAAGTTCGCTTGTCTTTGTTGGTACGGAAATGTCAATGCCAGTAAGTCCGGATTGGTTAGCAGAAAATGTTCCTTGGCTTACGCCGTTTCGGTATATTGTCAACGTTCCATTGTTTACTGTCGGAATCGTCGGCTTGTCGCTCAAGTCGTTGTACGACCCGCTGAACGCAACGGCCTTGAGGTCGCCGAACCACTTGGCAATCTTGCCGAAGATGGTGGAAAGCTTTTCGCCCGAAGAAATGTTGTTTCGTGAACTTGCTGCCGTAAATGTAGATGTAACGTTTGACCCATTGCCACTAGGCTGTAATGCAGATGCACCTGCTGATGCACCGCTTCTTATTTCAGCCAAATCGCTAATTGCATTCTGTTTTGCGTTCCAAGTAGTCTTTTCGGATGCAGTAACGTGAATGTCCGTATCGGAAACGTGCGAGTCATATCCGTCAACTTTGCCAGAAGTAATGCCGCTATTTACGGCGCCCATCTGCGACGAGTTAAGTGCGTCCTGCTTTCCGCTCCATTCCGTCTTCTGCGACGCGGTTACATGGATATTGCCGTTTTCTACGTGCGAGTCGTAACCGCTGACCTTTTCGGAAGTGATACCGGAGTCGATGGCGTTCTGTTGTTCCGCTGTGAATACCGGAACGGCTATTTCGTAGTCAATGGACCATGCAACAGAAGACCCGGTGACGGTTGCCGTATAGCGAGATGCAAGACCAGTGTCCTGCACGTAGGCGTAGTCGTCGCTATTGATGTTTTGCCCGTAATAGGGCGTAGTTGTCGGCAATTGAGAAGCCGCTGTGAACGGGACTCCATTGTTCGTGATCTTCTTGCCGCCGAGATTCTGCAAGCGGCTATCGAGGTAATCTACGAGAGCCTTTATTGTCGGGTAATAGGTATTGCTGCCTTCATTGCCCGTCACAGAGGTTTTCTTGTTTGCAATCTTTTCGCACAAGTCGGTTGCGGCCGTGATAGTGCTTGTCCAGTCTGGGAACGCAATGACGCTGTATGTTACTGTGATAACGCCATTCTCGTCTTGAGAAATATTCGTTACAGTCTTGTTGGTGGCTCCGTCAAACGACATTGCGGCCTGTTGGAACTTTACCTTCACTCCGCCGACATAAAGGTTCTGTGCGTCAAGCGAATCCGCCGTGACGTCACCGATATTGTCGCCTTCGGACTCAATCGCATCCAATCTTGCGTTCAAGTCGTTTAGTGCGGCTGCAATTACTTTTTCGTCAACGCCCTGTTCGTTTTCAATATTATCAAAGCGTTGCGAATAGTCGGGGAACTTGATGTCGTCGAATTCTGGTGTAATTACCCCGTCCGAGTCCTGCGAGATTCCGACGAGCGTCTTCGTCGTGCCGCCGTCAACGCTTACAGGCGACTGTCTGTCCTTCTTGCCGTTGAGCGCATTCGCTAGGCCGTTCACGGCCATGGTGAGGATCGCGATTGCGTTCTTGATGGTCGTAGCCAAGCCCACCACGAAATGCTTCACGCCGCCCTCGGTGTTCTCGTCGACGTCGATTTCTCCGACCGTACCTTCCACGCTCACGGGTGTGCCGGAGCCGCCACCACTTCCGCCCCGCGCCTTGTAGTTGCTTACCGTCCACATAAGGCCGCCGAGGCGATTGTACACCTCAATGCGGTATGTCTTCGTATCGTCAACGATCACGACGGCGCGCCCGTAACTATCGAGTACGATGTCAGCTTCGTTCAATGTCCCGTCGAAATTCTTGTACGTTGTCGCCCTGTCGTCAGTCCCGTTGAGAAAGACGCGGAGAAATCCGCTGACTTCGTTCACGCCGCCGATGCTCTGGAATTGCTTGTTAGGGTCAAAAAGGTATTGCAAGGCCATGATTCGTTCCCCTTACATAAGGATGATTGGCTTGTTCGGGTTGGATGAGGAATAGTAGCGGAGCGAGAAGAAGTCGTTGTACTGCTCCTGCGCGTTCCATGTCGTAAGCTGCACGCTGTGGACTATGTGTCGTCCTATTTTGTTCTCTGTGCTGATGCCTTCGCCGAGGTTGTCCGTGAGCGAGTATTCCTGCGTCCACTTCCCGAAGTCGATGGACGTGAGCGCGGTGCGCTGGCTCGCGGTCGGGAATGCGCGCAGTTCAACCGGCGAAACGTAGCCGCTGTTCGAAAGGTAGGTGTCGTAGGCGGTTTCCGCCGTCCAGTCGTTCGAGAAGGATACCTGGGCGGAGTCAGCAGGGCATTCGCCGCCGTTACCGGAGTATACGATGCCAGTGAGGCGTCCAGCCTTGAAGAACAGGCTGCGGTTCGTCACGTTGGAATAGAACGGCGCGCGAATGCCGTAGGCGTTGCCGCTGAAAGTGTTGTTCACGATGCGTATAGATGGCTCGATGCTGTTCACATCGTCCGTCGCGTCCGCGAACTTCTGGAACGTAATAGGCACCGCGTTGTTTACCGTACAACCTTCCATCGTGAAAGTCATATAGTACGAATTGCCGGACTTGTACGGGTAGATTCCAAGCTGGCACGCGGTTACCGTGCAGTCCTTGAGCGAGAGTCTCTTGTGGATGATAGTGCAGTCGTGGAGGTGGCACTTCGTGAACGATGCGGGCTGCACTTCCGTCTCGTTGTCGTTCGATGCCGCCATGCCTACAGACCACTCGCAGTCGTAAAGGTTGACAAGTGGCGCGATGTCCCACGCCGTCGTCTTCGCGAACTTGGAACGCTCCCCGAAAAGGTTCGAGAACGCCGAGCCGTCCGCGAGGTACATCTCGCAGCCGTGTACGTTCAACGTGGTGCCGGTGAACTTGACCGACTGCGCGCGGACATTGAACAGAGAGACGGAACCGCCAGCGAGGTCGCACAGCCCGTCGATGGTGGCGTCGTGTACCTCTTCGAGTACCGATGCAACCAGTCCAGAAATCCTGCGGCCTTCGAGGTATAGCTTCGTGGACACGTTGAGCGAGTTCGCGATGTCGCAGAGCCGAGCCTTGACGTATATGTCAGCGTTGCCGAAGTCCTTGAGCTCGATCACGTTCATCGGAGCGTTGCCGTTTACCGAGAGGAAGTCCACGAACGCGCCCGTGTAGGTGCCGGAGAAATTGATGAAATTGAACGAGGCCGCGCTGTACGTGGTCGTCCACAGGTTGTCATCCCAGCGTGCGCCCTGGAACTTGACCTTGTCCATCGTCGGGTTGAAGATTCCGCGCGCGCAGAAATTGCAGTTGCTGAACTTGAGATAGCCTTCCGCCGTGTACGTGGCATTAACGCGCATGTCGCCCTCTACCGTCTTGCCGGTAACGGCGCATGACGAGGAGATGGTCCTGTTCGCGATGAAGTCGCGGTCGATGACGAGCTTGTCAGCGTTGCAAGTCCAGAATGCAGAAAGCGAACGGAACCAAGAGAGCCGTGCCTCATGCTGTCGCGTGAAGTAGAAGTCGGCAATGTAATCCGCGCCGCCCTCGTCCGCTTCCATGCCGTCAAGGTGGAAGAATGCGTTCGGGAACTTCGCGCCACGGTCGAACTTGACCGTCTTCGTGGTCGTGAAGATCGTGTTGGCAGCGTAGGAGCCTTTCACGAATCGTGGAATAGGAGAAGTGCAGAGAAGGTGCGAGCCGACTTGCGACGGATAAGAAAGGAAGCTGGAAATATTTGTCTCGTTCACTCCGGGGAACACGCCGTAAAGCGTGCATGGTATTGTATCGCAATCCCAAAGGAGAATCCAGCGGCCAGAATCGGAATTGTTGGACGCGATAACGTAGCCGCCGTCCGGCGTATTGTTCGCATCCTCGTCCCAAAGGTAGAAGCGTGCGGGGCTGTCGCCATTTTCGTAATACCCCGTAACGAGAACCACTCCGGAATCCGTGTTTGCATCCTCAAGGTCTGCAATCGTTTCAACGTTAGTCACGGATTCCGCCGTCGGCAACTCGAAGCCGATTTCGAAATGGTCGAACGGTTCAAATTCTGCATCCGTGGATTCCTCGGACATCTGTCCAGGAAAGCCGATGTACTTCTCAATGAACACGTCGATGATTGCGGAATCAAAGAAGATTGTATCGGCAAGCCTTCCAGCATTGTTGAGCAGCTGCGGGTTTTGCGCCTGTACGAAATCTTCCCCATGCATAGTGAAGACATCAACCTTCGTGTCGCTGTCGTGAGCATAGAATGTCACACGGCCAGCCATGGGCTTTCCGTCAAGACCTACGATACTTTCTGGGTTGAATCCAATCTTCATACCTTAATTTTCCCATCCTGGCATTGTGAACGTTTTTGCGATTTCTGCCGCGCTCTTGACCTTCTGCGTTTCTAGCTGCACGGCCTTCTGTTCAAGGTCAAGCTGCGCCTTGTCGGCTTCGGCTGCGGCCTTTACCGCATCTCCACCGGCTTGCAGTTGCGACTGAAGGGCCATCTCTTCCATCTTGAATTCGTGGCTCATCTTCATCTTGAGAATGTCGGCCTCGATGCTCTTTTCCATCTCTGCGCTGGACTTCTGGTAAGTTTCAACCTGTGCCGTGAGCTGGAGGATTTCGGCGTCCTTCTGTTCAATTGCTGCCTTCATCTGTTCGATTGTCTGCTGCATTTCTGCTTCCATCGGTGTCGGCTGCGGTGCAGCATTTAGTTCGGCGTAGAGCTGTGCGAGGATTTCGTTATCCGGATGAGTGCGGAGGATTGCGTTGGTGATGAATCTCTTCTGGTTAGGTTCAACCACCGGCATGAGCGCAGTCAGTTCCTGACGAGCGATCTGCAATTCCATGTAGTTTTCGGGTCCCTGCGTCACCTGTACGTTTACACCTTCGTAGCCTAGCAAAGCGAGAACCGTGTCGCCGATAGCCTTGAAGGTCGTGCGGAGATGTGCGAAATAGTGGCGCACGTTGTTCTGGAACACCTTTGCCGTGTACATGGCAGCGGTCGCAGTTACATCCGTTTCGACGTCGGCGAGACCCTTGGAGTCAACGCCCGTGATGGACGGAAGCATACCGAGCGTACCCTGCACGATGCCCTGAACGTCCGCAAACTGGACCGTATTGTCAAGCCTTTTAGGCATGTCAAGGACGGTCTTCTTGTCATTTGCAAGCCTGTTTGCCGGAACAATCGGGTTGATTCCCGTTCCCGCGTTCTTGTAATAATTATCAAGGTCCTTGAAACTTTCGGCATAGCCTTGCCATTGCGGTTTCGGAGAAAGAGTAAGTCGTTCGCCCAGTTGCGTGAAGCTGTAGTTCACGATGCGCTGCACGTCTTCCGCCTTCGACACAAGGCCGGTGTATGTAGCCTTTCCGTCATCATCCCACGTATCCTCACCCCAAACGGGGAAAATCGGGATTCTGTGGATAGGGATTACGGTTTCTTTTTTAACTTCTTCACCATTCTCGTCGATATACGTGTCCGAGACTTCCTTGTCGTTCACGAACGTGTATACATGGCATCCGTCAGTATCGAGTACATAGTACGTGATGATAGGCACGAGTTCGGCGCATCCGGCGTCCGCGACAATCATCATCGCGTCTTCGCGTGGGAGGTATTGTTCACCCATGTGTACGCGAATCCATTCTCGTGAATGATAATCAATCAAGGCCCCTTCCATCGCATCACTTCCATCCAACTCTACGCTATCAGGATCAAGTACGACTCGCTTCAAGTCCTTGACGGAGTAGATGACGGGAACTTCGTTTCCGGAAGGGTCAGTATCCGAACCGAGGGCCATCACGCCGAGTCCAAAAGCCACCTGGTTGGTAACGGATTCCTCCGAGGCAAACCTGTTGGAATCCTTCTCAAAGAACTTGTCTATTGCGCCGTCAATATCTAATTCTCCGGTAAACCACGTAAACGGGAAAGCGGAGTAAGAATTCGCTACGGAGTGGACCTGGTTGGACAGCACGTTGATGGTGATTCTGTTACGTGCGCGGGAGATAAACTTGTCATCACGCTTGTTCCATTGCTTTCCGGAAAGCATCTTCTTGTTTTCTTCGATGCGGTCATAGAGGCCGGAGAACTTCGCCTTCGACCTGGACTGGAACTTCTTGAACTTATTGAGGATTTCTTGAGACATTTTTCACCTCTATACTACCCGCTAGTTGTCTTCTGTTCCGATTTCCCAAACTGGTATTGCAGCTTCAGTTCCGGAAAGAAGGCGGTGGCCCTTCTCGATAAGCCAGAGTTTGAAATCGTCCGGATTCTTCGAGTAACCAAACTTCACGATGTCGGGATTCTTCTTGATTGCTTCAAGGTATTCCTTATCGCGTCCGGTCAAATCTTCGGAGACCTTGATTTCGTCAATCCGCTTTCCGATGCGTTCCTTCTTGAAGCCCTTCTTTTCGTCTTCGCGGATATTTTCAAGAACCTTTGAAGGGTCTACGCCAGGCAACCCAGCTGCTGCAATTGCAGCACCTATTTTGGCATCTCTGTCGCTTCCGTAGCGGTTGACTAATACCGTAGGCGCTGCCTGTTCTGCGATGTCAAGGATTTTCCCCATTTTCGTAGTAGGAGCAGGGAGACCTCTCTGCACCCTGCTAGTGCCGAAACCCTGTTCGCCAAGACCGGAAAGCATCTGTCGTACTTTGCTCTGTGCGCTGCTAGTGCCTCCCGAACTTCTGTTCAGTTCGCCGGAGCCGACCCTTGCCGCGTTTCCGAGCAATCTCGCAAGAGAATAGTTGACGCCGAGGTTGGTAGCCGTACCCATGAGCGCATCGCCAACGGAGTATTCTTGGCGGTCTACGTTATGGTCTTCTTCTCCACGCATTACAGCGTCCACGGCCTCGCCGGAGAACGGAGCGACAGCGTTACCGAGGACGTTAGAAACGACCTTGTTCGAAGCCTTCTTCGAAAGCCATCCGCCGACCTTTGGGGCGTACCCGATAATCTTTGATACTCCCTGCATGTATCTTGCACCAGGAACGGCCATCAGGCCAGTTTCGAGAGCGTCCCCAACGTAGTCCTTTACGCTAGGGTCGCGGCCTTCCATATAGGCTTCATACTGTCTCGGCGTGAAGAACTTCGCGTCCTTCGCCCATGCGTACTGCAGAGGGTTCTTGACTTCGCCGTTTTCGTCCATCCCGTTAAGCGCGAGGATTCGCTTTGCCTTGATGTCCTCGTTCATCTTGTCGATGGTTGCAGATTGCCAAACCTTTTTAATCGTATTCCAGCCTCGCTCTCCGAGTGCAGGATTTTCAACAACCGTCTTTTTCCATTCAGCAGACTTCTTCGGAAAGTCCTCGATGAACTTCTGTTCCGCCGTCCTTCCGTCAGGCATATTCTTCGGGTCGCCCTTGATTCCAAGAACCCCTTCAATAAAATCAAATGTAGGAACGTCCGTTTCAGCACGTTCCACTTGTTTCTTGAACCATTCTGGAGCATCATCTCCTACGGCATCAATGACTCGATTTCTGTAGTACGATTCAGTAGCCCCGCCAGCCGTATCAGCTGCCGCTGCGATATTTTCCGGAACAGGAAGATTTTGCCCATATCTTGCGTTGAGGATTTCGCGAACGCTTCTGTTAATTTCAGCCATATTTAAATCCTCTTGAGTTCACCCGTTTTCGGGTCATAGGTGAAACGCTTCTTGAACTCCTCGTACTCTTCACGGGAGAGCTTCGCGATTTCTTCAGCCACATTTACGGAATTCACAACGCTATTGAACCAATTTTCCCACCTTGCGTCTTTAGCTTTGGCCTTGGCTTTTGCTTCTTTGGTTTTACCCTTGTATTGCTCCACAAGAGGCTGGAGGTCCTTGGAGAGTTCTCCGTTCGGATTCTTGGCGATATAGTCTTCCATATCCTTGATGTCATCGTCAGACAAGTCGTCGTTACGCCACTTTGTGTACATACTATTCCCCCATTCAAGGAGGTTTAAACGGCCCTTGTCTTTGTTGGATACACCATCGGCAATTTCGCTGTTCAGTCTATACCATTCATCAGGCAATTCAATTCCAGCCGCATCTGCATCTCTTTTGGCCTTGTCGAGCATTACGCGGATGTTGGCGATACGCGCCTCGCGGGTCTCGTCTGCGGTATTGTCAAGCCCGAAAGCAAGTTTCTTTGCTTCGTCGATGCTGTTCCAGATTCCGGCTTCTCCGGCCTTCCTAGCACCAGACGCGCCCTGCTGCATGTAATAGGCGTTCTGCACCATCGCATTGTATGCGCCCATGTCACCGGCTTCCGCACGCTTTGCAGCGACATCTACCATGCCGGAAGATATTCCAGGATTCTCTCGGTCAAACTTCTCGATCTGCATGTCAATTTCCGCAAGCTGTCTTTCAAGGTCTGCGAGTTCTTTGCGTTCTGCTTCAAAAGGTTGCACCGAAACGGGAGTTCCAAGATTACCGCCAGCAGCGGCAACCGATGCGTCGTATGCGGCCTGTCCTCCCATGTTGACAGGCTGTGCGTTCTGTTGATTTCTCCAGCGGAATTCCATAAAGTCTCCTTATCTATCCATGATTCCGGTCATAGTGAGCCCTTCCGAACCATCCAAAGTTCGGATTTATTGTCCTTGACCCGTCCTTATTCTTTTTGCCTTCCCTACCCGCGACAGCCCTTCCTATGGACGGGGCCGTAAGCAGCTCCTTTGCAACTTCCGAGGATTCGCGAGGATTGCTTCCGCCGAGGTACGTGTACCACTTGCCGCCACCACGGAACTGAACCGCGATCTTGTTGTTAGGCAAGATTTTCACGCCGGAAACGGCAGAAGAACCAGGCGTAAAGTCTACACGTGGCTGAACATCTTCTCCAGGCCACCAGCTATCCAAAGACCTTTCCCCTGCAGGGCCACCCGTTGCAAGAGCCTTGTTGTGTTCTTCAAGACTCTGCGAAAGAGCGCCCTTCGACGCGAGTTCGCGATTCAAAGAGCTGTTCTCATACGGGGTGTCGCCACCGACATAAATCATCGGATAGTTAAAATCACTAGTAAGCCCTGGATACGTGAAAGCCGCGCCGGGGAGTTTCTTCCCTGCGGACGCGGAAAGCACCTTCGACATCTTGCCGCCGGTGAACATTCCGACACCAGGCAAAAGAGACATGGCAAGACGAGGGAGTGCGTCAAGTATCATCTTCCACGATACGGCCATTACATTCCAATCCTCTTCTTGAGCGCTTCAATCTTTGCCGCAATCTGTTCGCGCTGCTGCACTAGCCTTGCGCGTTCATCGGCCTTCCCTCGGATAAGACCGGCGGTGTCGCCGAAGAGTCGCTTCTGTCGTTCCTCTTCGTCAATTCTGCGCTGCCTGTCCTCGGCATTGATTCTGTCAAGTTCAGCGTTGCGGTTGCGTCTGTATTCTCGCTCGTCCTTCTCGATCTGCGCCATCTTCACTTGCGTGATGGCGTCACCGATTGCACCGATGTTTTCACCGAGGCGTTCACGTTCGGTGACTGTCTTCGGAGGAGCGATGTTCACACCTTTCCATCTAAATCCAACGTTCATCGGCATATAAATTCCTCCTTATGCCAGGAAAGCACCGGCAATCTTTGCAGCGCCGCCGATGATGTCGCCAATCCCGTTCGTTCGGCTTGCGTTGAGGTTCGCCTTGTTCTGTGCGATGTCGCTCATGACTTCAAGGTTGGCGTTGTTCTGGTTCGCCATGTTGCCGTAGTAGTTCCCGATAGCGTCGGCAAGGGCCGTGCGGTCGTTCCCGTAAAGGGAGGCGACGGAGCCGAGGTTGTTGATTTTCTGCTGTCCGGTCTGCCATTCCTGCAGCTGCTGGTTGCGTTCCTGCATCATGCGGTCGTATGCGGACTTCCATTCTTCGCTTGCGAGGGCTTGTTGCTTCGCTGCAACCTTGTCCAGATAGTTGGAAGAGAACCTGTTGCCGCCCGACGCGCTCGCATTGTTGATTGCACCCATGGCTGCTGCCACGCGCTGGTTCGCTGCAGGGTCCATGAATTCGTTCACGTTGCCCTGGTAATCAAAATCCTTGCGCTGCGAGATGGCTTCTACAAGGTTGTTTACGGCGTCGTTGTACTTTGCGGCATTGTCGCCGTACATTCCCTGCATCTGTCCGTAGTAATCGCCATAGAGTGCGTTGTTCTTCGCGGCAATATCGTCTGCGTAAGCCTTGATTTCGTCAAGGCTTGCAATACCCTGGTTCACGGCCTTGTTGTTGGACGTGCCGAGAAGTTCGCCGAGAGTGTCAAGAATTCCCATTTACTTTTCCTCCGGTTCTTCCTTTTCTTCTTTCTTCTTTTTCGGCTTATTCATCTCTTCTTCGGCCTTGTCGAGTTCCATGTTGTCCACGAAATTCTCAATGGCGTCCTTGAGCTTCTTCAAGCCTTCAACCATTTTCATCTTTTCATCTTGCATTGTTGTCTCCTATAGTGCCGAACATGATGACCTGCACAACGGACTTTTCCGGCAACGTGAAATTCCTGTCTTTTGCCTTTACTACTATACTACCCGAATGCTCCGAGTTCGCCCACGAAAGTATACTCGTTCTCGGAGGAGTCACGGGGAGAATATTGGGACCCGCGTCCAGAGTGGCCGTCATCGCCACCATGAACGGGGTCTTGACGACGTGCCATTCGCGCTCGTCGTACTCGTTCCAAATCCCGCAGAGGACACCCAATACATCCTCCTTGGGGCTGTTCATATTGATGAGTGCGTTACGCATCCTAGATCATCCTCGCTGTTGCTTCCGCCCTGATGGAGCAGGAGTTCAGAATCAGTTCCGTCGGGTGGGAGTATGTCAACCGGATTACGCACTTGCGGCACATTCCGAGGTTGAGGAAACGGACTCGGTGCGAATAGTCGCCGGTCCGGCCGAGCGAAGACGAGCGCACGTTCCCGAATGTGTTGCCGCCGTCCTTGGAGACTTCCAAAAGAAGCATGGGCTTGAGTTCGTAATCGTCCCACGAGCCTACGTTGCATTCGATGGCGATTTCCTCGAAGATGAAATTCTTGAGGTTATCTACGATTACCGCCGTCTGCCTGTGGCGAATCATCGGAAGGGATGTTCCGTCCGGATAGTCTTCTTTCCAGTAATTCCCGTCAAAGAGGCACATACAGCCGTCATTCGTGAACGTGTAGAACTTTTCGTTGAAATAGGCAACCGCGCCGGCACGCCATTGGGACTCGACTCCGCTCGTCTTGTTTCGGCTCGTGCGCTGGTGCCATCCGCCATCGAGCGTGTCGTACACCCAGGTCTCTCCGATGTTGTTCAGCTGGAGAACGAAGAAATTGTGGTCTGCGATGGAGTAGCAGAACCCGTATGCGGACTCGGTGGACTCCTGGAGAAGCTTGTTTTCCATCCAGTCTTCGGAGATTTTCTTGAACGTAGTGCCGGAAACCATCATCACGGCCTTGCCGTACTGCGCGCCCGAAGCCACGAAATAAACCACGGAGCCGGAAGACGCGACGGAATAGGGAGCCTCAAGCCCGAAGGAATTCTGCGCCGTGTAGCTTGTTCGAATCCAGTCTTCGAACTCCCCGCTGCCCCTCTGCCATATTTCAACCGTTTTCGGGCCGTACACATAGAGAGTCGGGCCTACGGCATAGAGGGCGTTGATGTTGTCGCTGGAGCTTTCAGTGTTGAAATATTGCTGTACGTGGTAATCGTCCTCGAAAACGTGCAGGCGAGATTCCACCACCTCCGTCTTTACCGTCACCCCGTCGCTCTCGTATTCGGGTTTCCCGTCCAATCCAACCTTGAACATAGTGCGTTCATCGTTGGCAAGCGGGTACGGGATGGAGTAATAGCAATAGCCGCTCCCCGAATCGTTCACGACGATTGAACCCGCAACCACGGCCACATGGGACGGAGTAATCGTGCCGCCCCTTGCCGTGATGCGTTCGGGCAGCTGTATCTGTACGAGTTCGCCGCCTTCAAGAAGGTCGTAGTAGTAAAGGTTCACGCCGTCTGCAACGAGAAGGAGCGCACGCGGGCCGCCAGTCTCCGCGAAGGAGATACGCGAACCCGTGGGCGCCACGTTACCGATGAAAGTCCGGTTGCCGTATGCGTCAAATCGGTAGAGAGCGTTGCGGAACACCGCGAAAAGGTCTTCCTTGGAGTTCTGCGCCTCAAGCCCGATCGTGGAAACGTATGCGCCACGGCATCGCGTGTTTTCCGTAATGACGGAAAGGAGCTTCATTCCAGGAACGGATTCCATGTACTCGTCCGCCCCGTTCTTGGAATAGAACATGTTGCAGGACCATTGCGAACCCTGCATGGCCGGAAACTTCGCCTTGTTGGAAGCGCCGACAAGAAACTGCGTGACCTTTGCCGTTGCCATGTTACAACCCCACTCCGCCGAGTCCGTTGTAGTAATCGTCCATGTAGCCGCGAGAGCCGTTGTCGATGTTCGTCAGCGGACGGTTCACGAGCGTGTTCCTGTCGATGGAGTCCTTCGCAGCCGTGAGGTCTTCCTTCGCCTGTTCGATGTACGAATAGAGCTTGTACCTCTTGCAGAGGCGCACTTCAAGTGCGTAAAGGATGAGGTTGTGGTAAAGGTCGGAAAGGTAGATGGTGTCGCCAAGTTTATACTTCGGAAGACGTGAATTCACGAACACCTTCAGCTCGACGGGGTTGCTTCCGTTGAGTTTCAGTACGCCGACAACGCGCTGTTTTCCGGACGGGGCCGTCTCCGTGTCTACCGTATAGCAATAGAGCTGCGGAAGGCTGAACGTGTTTGAAGCCGCAAGGTCTTCGGGACTTGCCGGAGTCAGCCGCAGCCATCGTATGCCGACCTTCCTGCTCACTCCCTTCACGGAGTCTGGCGGTTCGGAGTCCACGCAGTTCGGCTGCTGTTCTTCGCCTTCCTCAAGTTTACGGAAAACGATTGAACCGGCAGAAACCCTGTCGTATTCCTTGACCGTGCAAGAAAGGAAGCCGTCCTGGTTGATGTCCGTGATGGCACGATTCAGGAGACCTTCTGCAACGGAGGCGAGTTCGCCGGATACGGCCTCGCCGTCTTCAACGAGGTTCACATCCTCGCACGCGCTCTGGATAAGTTCATTAACTGTCATATATTCCTCTCGTTTCTATACTACCCGCACGGAAAAAAGGCCGCAGGGAACAGGCCCTGCAGCCATGGGAGGAGAACTTCCCTCAAGCAACGACTTTAGTCGAGCTGGAGGTAAGTAGTTACGGATTCGCGGTGGTCCTGGATTTTCGCGAGGTACGGCATATCCAGTCGCACGAGCTTCACGCCGTTCTTGCCATCACCGAAAGCCATGAGCTTGATGGTGATGTTGCCTTCGGTGCCGACATCCTGCGTTTCGCTACCGGGCAGGGAGTCGAAGCGGTACTGGTCCCAGCCGAGGCAGGTTTCAGTACGGCACTGGCCGACTGCGTAGTGCTTGGAAACGGTGAGGAGCGGGGTGAGCGTCAAGGTGACTGTCGTGCCGACAGTTGCGGCACCGATCGCGGCAGCGCTCATCCAAGCGTTTGCGTTGTTGTAGCCCTTGCCGCTGGCGGTGATGCGGAGTTCCGGAATACCGTAGACGGTATTTGCGCCCTGCTTTTCGGAGGTCCAGAAAATGACGTAATCGTTGTCGGTTTCGATGCCGGAAGCGTTACGAATCTTCAAGCCGGACACCTTGTAGCAAGTGCCAGGAATCATCGTGCCGCTGTTCGGAGTGGCGGTCTTGATGGCTTTGATACCGATAATTTTGTTGGAAGCGTCCTTGACAACCGTGCCGGTGATGGTCGGAGCGGACGGCATACTCGTGGTGTCAACGATCGGAGTGTTGGCCACTTCAATCTGCTGTGCGCCGGAATACTTACCGAGATAGGCATCGCCGTAAATCTTCTTCATTTCTTCCGACGGAATGAACTTGCTCAAACCGGCTTCGGCGATGTCGCCCATGATGTCCGGATTCTGGAAGGAAAGGAACTTGCCGCCGACGCCGATCTTGCGGAGTGCGGAGGAAGACTTGGTCAGGAGACCGAAGCCGACGGAGGTGGCAACGACAGCCTGTGCGGAACGGAACATGTTTTCGGCCATCACATCCTTCTGGGTAGTGAGGGCGATGTTGGTTGCACGCGGCTTTGCGATTTCGTCGGAGAAGTCTTCGATGTTGGTGAGTTCGTCCCACAGGTCGACTTCAACGCTGGAGTTCTTGTTGTTGATGTAGGCGTCGATTTCCGGTTCGGAGATGGTGTCCGGATTTGCGACGATGCCGTCAACGACGGTGCCAGGGTCTGCAAGATAGCCGGAGACCTTCTGGCCGTATTTCTTGCCCTTGATTTCTGCCTGGGAGAAGAAGGACTTGGAGCCCTTCACGTAAGCCATGTCGTCTTCGATCATGGCAGCGATGAGTTTGAGTTTCTTGTTGTTGGCGAAAGCCATAATATACCCCTACGGATAGCGGTTGTACTTGTTGACGAGTTTTCCGCGGCCCAACGGATTCAAAGAGCCATTGAAGACGCGGACTTTGTACAGCCTTCCGCACGGGCGAAAAAGGGATTTGCTGCCCTCACAGGAGATGGCCTTGCAATGCCATTCACTCCTATACTACCCGCAAAAAGCGCACCCCCTTCGGAGTGCGCCCATATTTTTCCGTTTTACGCTTTCCTATCGGTGACTGCGGATGAAGCTGACCATCGCGTCGTGGTCGCTGAAGATGTCCGGAGCGCTTCCGCCACCGGCCTGCTTGCCAGGCTTTCCGAGCTTCGGCATCGCAGCCTTGGGAGGAGCCGGAGGAGCATTGTTCAGCGGGATGGTCTGCTGTACACCTTCGGACTTGAGTTCCCTCTCGATCGCACGGAGTTCGTAATAGATGTCCATCTGGTTCATGTTGCTGTCGTTGAAGACCCTCTTGAACGTATCGGGATCGTCCAGCATCTTCTCGAACACCTTCGGGCCGTTCGTATTCTTCATGAGGTAGTCGGCAGCGACGGGACAGGCGTCAAGGATGTCTCCGAGTCCGTTCTTGTTCGCGTACTGGATCTTGGAGAGGAACTTCTGCGCCCTTTCCTTCTCTTCACCAAAAGACTTGTCGACATGGGAAAGCCAGTCCTTCTGCTGCTGCACGATTTCGGCCTCGGCCTCCTCGCGCTTCTTCGCGTCGGCAGCTTCCTTCTCGCGGCGTTCGGCTTCCTTCGCGTCACGTTCGGACATCATCTTGTCCACTCGCATCTGCGTGAGGTAGTCGATGTACTCCTCGTCAGTCTTGAACGCCATGCGGTCCTTTACGGGTTCCTGCGGAGTCATCCTCTTTTCAAGGTCTGCGAACCTCTTTTCAAGCTCTGCGTACTTCTTGTCGCGTTCGGCAAGTTCGTCGGCGTGCTTCTTCGCCTGTTTCTCCAGCTTGCGCTTGAAGGAGAATTCCGCACGGGAGAAACGGTCATCATCTTCCGGCTTGGTAGGCTGCTGCCTGTTTCCTTCTTCGTGCGGTGTGTCTTCCGGCTTTTCCGGTTCTTCCGCAAGGGTAGTTTCCGCCGGAGTCTCGGTTTTCGGTTCTTCCGGCGTTTCCACCGGCGGAGTGGTTTCCGGCTGCTTTTCTTCAGCCTTCAGCTCTGCCATTAGTTCGTCTACTCGCGTTCCCATTGTCTTACCTTCCTTGTTGTGTTGTTTTGAATTTCCTTTCCGTTGATGTCGGCCACCCTTGCCGCAATGGAGTCCGTCGTAGATATGTCCAGCTGCGATTCCGTCAGTATCTCGCCCTTCATCTTTCGTCCCATGTAGTTCCTGCTGATATTCTTCAGCCTGTTCTGTGCCGTGGTCTCGAAAAACTTTATCATGGAATACGGCCTAGACGTGTCCACCTTTCCGGAAACGATGGCACGCAATTCCAGGCACACAAGTTCCGACTGGACATCGGGACTGAACATCATGGGAGCGAAACTGATGAAAGACGGTTCCTTCATAACCAGCTTCTTCGTCGCCATCTTTACGATTTCCATGATGACGAGTCCGAGAAGGTTGTCTACGTCCGGAGTTATCCTTCCAGACACCTTCAGCCTTACGGCCATAGCCAGCTCTTCGGCGTACAAGATAGCGTTGTCCATCAGTCCTCCCCCATCATGCTTTCCAGTTCCTCTTCCGTCACCCCCTGCACGTTCTCCACGTTCATCGTCGGGTCATCAATTGCGGACAGCTCGACACACGAAAGCATACCGGCATCAAGGATGTCCGTAGACATCTTCAACACGGCACGCAGTTCTTCCTTCGGGGTGATAAGAAGACGGCCCTGGCTGTTCTTACGCCAAGCGAGGGCGCAAGCCTGTCTCTTCAGTTCCGGAGTCAGCGGGAAACCCTCGACGCATAGGCCGGACTTGACCATCGCCGTAAAGTTGAAAGCCATCTCCGCACGGATATTAACGAATTTTTCCCTGTTCTCGTCGGACGGGGACCTCGCGAACGGAATCTGTTCGCAAGGAATCTCGTACTTGAGGATGTTGAATTCGTAGTCGCTGAACGCCATGTCCATGTTCAGCTTCGTGATCGGGAGCCTCTTGTTGCTTTCCCTGATAAGCCTTACAGTCTCCTCGTGGTTTATTCCGTTCAGTTTCCACATCTCAAGCACCTGCTTCCCCCTGCGCTTGAAGAATGCGGTTGCGTCACGTTCAACGCCCTCGCCGCAGTCAAGACCGGCCATTACCGACGTATCCAATGACATCGCAGGATAGGCTGGGAAATCTTCCATGCGGATAAGCGCGGAAGCCATCGAACCGACGACAAGTTCGCCTTCTAGTTCCTGGCGTCTCATTTCCTCCGTTGCGATTCCGGAGAGCATCAGCTTGTACTGTTCGTCCGTTATGAAGACGTTGTCGAGTGTACGCGCACGGATGATTTCCCAGTCGCATTCCGGAGAGGTCATCAGCACGTTCCACATGGAATCCATTCTCGGCGTGGTCGCTCCGTAAATCTGCGGGTTCTTGACTTCGGGACCACGCATACACGGCCCCCATACGGAAAGGATGTCAATCGGGGCAAGGAAAGCCTCGTCAAGGATCATCTTCGAAATGTTCGTATATCCACGGGAAGCGTCGACCGACTCGTAGGTACCGAAATACACGTAGTGTCCGTTGTATCGCATCTGCATGGGAGCCTCTCGCCATTCGATAAGGTCGTAGACTCCCCACTCTGCAGCGAGTCGCTTTATTTCTGCGTAGAGCGTATCGTGTAGCGTGTCGTAACGCTGTCCGCCCACCATCACGTTCTGCCCCATGAGTAGTGCCATCAGGATGAGGACGGCGAGGACATAGGACTTTCCGGCGCCACGCCCGCAGATAAGGATGGTCTTCCCCGCCTTCGAGGCGAGGAGCTTCATCTGGTGAGGCAATAGCTTGAGCTGTACCTTCACCCGACCTCCACGCCGGTTATCTCGATTTCGAGCTTTGAGTCAACCTTTCCGGAAAGTTCAACCTTCTGCTTTCTGTTTGCAGCATCCTCGGAGCTGTCGTTGTCGAAGCCCACCTTCTCGGCAACCTTCAGCAGAAGTTCAGCCTTTTTCCATTGCTTGTGGTCGATAGCGTCGAAAATTTCGGCAGGTACATTGTAGGATTTTGCAAGAATTATGAAATTACGTCGTTCTTCTGCCTGTATAGCCTTGTTGGTCGCAGCCTTCGCCCTTCCTTTAACACGGTCTTCTTCCGTCAAGGTATGCGATTTTGAGCCGAAATTATCCAATTTCGACTTTTTAGCCTTTTTTTCGCATTTTTGTCTAGAATCTAGCCTAGAAGAAGCCATTTGAGCCTCACTTTGCCGCTATGTCCTGGCGGAGTTCCCATATTTCGCACAGAACGGCACGCAGGAGCGTGCAAACGCTCAAGGGGTAGTCCTTGTATGGGTTGACCCTCTTTTCGGCCTGTGCGGCCTTCTGTACGTTGATTTCGGGTTTTAATTCGGCTTTCGTGGCAATCTTGATTGCCTCCGCCGTACCTTTTCTCGCCATAAAGCCTCCCAGTTTACGCGAAATTAATACACTTGATACAGTTGTGTATTTTTAATATAATCAAAACTGCAAAAAAAGCAATAGATAAAAACGAAAAAAGACGGATTTTAACCCGTCTTTCTGCAAAAACCATACAAAATGTTGACTTTTAGCCGTAAATATGCACGTGAGCGCATACGGCGCATAGATGTAACGGCGTGCGGGACACATCCCGCCGTTGGCTCCAGTCATGGAACGTTCGCCACGCTTTCGCGTCGCCGTATGTCTAAAAAATCCCGATTTTTAGACACAGCACCCATCGAGAGCATCGCGCGCGCGTTATGCCCCCATAGGGAATACTTCTTACTTACACATAATGGTTAAATGAAAGATAATGGTAATGTTTACTTATTACTTCTAACTGATAACTACTTACTATAGTAAGGTTTGGTTTCAGTTTGGTTTCAGTTTGGTTTCAGTTTGGTTTCAGTTTGCTTTCAAACCAAAAGCAAATAAAAAGCTATTTGGTTTCAGTTTGCTTTTTTATTTTCAAGCCGTCAAGC